AAACGTCTAATGGGTCGATGAAAATTACATCTGATTTATCGGTGAAATTTAGCAAATCTGGTAAATCTACCGTAACAATTAAGGCAGGAGAGGAAATTACTGGAATTTATTCCTTTGCAGGAAAAGGTTCGGGTAAAAATTTAGTTGTATCTGGTCTCCTCGCAAAACAGTATGGAGGCGAACCAAAAGAATGGGCACATTTATGCGGCTTTGCCGATGTGATTACCGATAAAGGAAATAAATATTGTGCAGAGATACACTGGTTTGAACATGAAGATGTTGGACAGATTAAGTTCAAGGTAAAGGCAAGGTAGGAGGTTTTGGTATGAAGGCAATTTGGAAAGGAGATAGTGATCCGTTTGAACTTATAAACGGGAAGGTTTATGAAGTTCTGAATGTTTGTTGGGATGGGGATTGGTTTAGTGTTGTAGACGAAACTGGAGAGGATTTCTTGTACCCGGCGGAGGATTTTGAGATCATTGAACAGTAAGCGGTAGCAGAAAAAGCACCGCTTTTTTAATGCCTGAAACACGAAACTGTAAGTGTAAATTTGCATTTTGATAGTGAATAATTGTAAGTACACTTTGAATTATAGCAACCGAAAAATGGAAATAAGGATAGCGGTTTGGCACAAAGCTGACCGCTATTTTTATACCCAGAATAGTGTGGCTGCTGTGCTAAATCTAATTTGCCGGTAACTTGCAATCTTAAAGTTTAAGCAAACTGTGGACTAACAGAAAACTGATGAAATCAGCATTTTGTCAGAAAATTTAACTTGCTAACCTCAATTAACCATTGTGTATAGTTGAATTAAGATACACTTGCTCGTTGCTTATTTTCCCTGTAGAGGAGGAACCCGTTATGAATAACCAACAATACCATCAGGTTGTCAAAAAAGCGGCACAAAAGAAATACAGGGGCAAAAAGGCAGTTGTGAGCAAATATATTCCATCATATCCGAACTCTGCAGAACGAGAAATGAAACGCATCTCAAATCTGTATCTGAAATTACTGAATCAGACTATCAAGGAGCATCTGCCTGTTGTCATGGCGATGTATAAGGAAGAACGGTACGGCCCGGATAGGCAGGATAGTTTGCGCGATCTGGTAGACAAGGTAAAGCAGGAAATCATGCTTGCTGCTACAGAATTGGAACAAAAATTGTCTGAGTTTGGTTTGTATAGCCTTGTCGAGAAAGTTGGCAAGACTGTTCAGGCATCCAGTCTGAGAGAGTGGAAGAAATGCGTCAAAAGCACCCTTGGGATTGATTTGTTCGAAGACTATTACAAGGGTGGGTTTTATGAAGATGCAATTCGCAGATGGATTGATGAGAATGTGCTGAAGATTCAAAGCATCCCCCGTAACACACTAGGGGAGATGCAACAGATTATTCTGAATGGGTTTAATGATGGCGAAACGATTCGTGATATTACAAAAAAGATCCAGGCGGAGTATGACGTAACTCGAAGTAAGGCAAGAGCACTTGCAAGGGATCAGGTTGGTACGCTAAATGCACAGATTACCAAGCTGCAACAGCAGGATGCCGGATGTAACCGTTATAGATGGTCTACATCTGGAGATAGTAGAGTTCGAGATAGCCATAGAGCACTGGATGGACAGACCTTCAGTTGGGACAATCCACCCGAAATGTGGTACATAACAAAGCATGGAATCAAGAAAACGGGGCGAAGGTGTCATCCGGGAGAAGATTATGCCTGCCGCTGTTGCGCTATCCCTGTGTTCGATATTGATACGATTAACATCCCAATAAGAGAAATGGAAAGAAGTGAACGGTAAGCTAAATGGAAAAGGTTGAAAAAATCAAAGTTTATATCAATTTCCGAAACGGCAAGACCGTTTGCATTTGCAAGCGCAATAAAAAGGGGTGCAATAAGAACTGCATCCCTGATATTGTCGAAAGAGATAAGTTTGCCGGTTGGGAAAGCACGTTTCACCGAAACCGTTATGGCAAATGAGCATGGTCTGAAACGGAAGGGCGGTGTAGCAATGAAAAATGAAAAACGGAGCAGAGAGCCACCTTGAATAAAACAGGTTCTTCGTAGCAGAGAGGATGATACAACATGAGAAAAATGGCAGTTATCCGTAGTCTCGCCAGACAGTTGGTTCGTGCTGGTAAAGAAATGCAGATTATTTCAAATGAGTTGGAATCTATGTGCATTGATAGTGATGATGTTGTTGATGTTTACAATACATTACTGATGCAGGAATTAGAAAAAGCGCAGTTTGCCGTTCTTTTACTGACAGAACGCTTAATTGGGGAGGAAGATGAAACCGAAACCAATAAAACTGATGGCGAAGTTGTTCTTTCTGAAGGAGAGCTGAGTGAAAAGAGAAAAGGGGATGGAGGATATGGACAATAAGTCCAATCTCGTTGAAGTTTGTAATTTGATTAAAGCAGAGTGCAATCATATTATTTCATCTACCGATGAAGATAGTGCCTATGGTGCTATTGATGGTATTTTGGAATTGGTAGGGCTACTGTTAAGTGCTTCTGATGAAATTCCTAAGATTTTTTTGCCGAATTCCCTTGACTTTATGATGCTATCAGATACGATAAAGGCAGAGGGAACAAATAAAGATGGTGGACCCGGCTCCGGAAGATACCCAAAGGGTAGTGGAAAGAGCCAGTATTCTGATGAATCCTATAAAAAGGCATTGCTAGGGATTCAGACAACGGATGGTAAGAAGATAAAATCTATTCATGGTCATGCAATGAACAGAATGAAGGAAAGAAATATTTATCCATCTAGTGTAGCTACTGCCTTAAAAAAAGGGAATCCATCACCCGGAAATGTTCCTGGAAGAACGGTGTATCAGTACAACGGCACTCATGTGGTTGTTGTAGATGATATCAGTCAGATCAGGACGGTAATCTATAAGGGCAAGGTGAAAAATAATGCAGATTAAAAAGATGCAGGATAAACATTACGAATATCTGGAAGAACAGTTTGGTATTGATAAGGATAGATTCGAGGAAATCTGTGACGAGGATGGAGAGGAACTTGAAAATCTTATCGATGAGTTGACGTGGAAAGAATGTGATGCTGTGGATGAACTTGATGAACTGGGGCATTACACAGAACTCGGAATGTGTGCCATTGAATTGATTGACATTATTTGCGGTCCCTATGATACGGATCAATCAGAAGACTGAACTAACTGATTGTACGAAAAACAAGTCAAACGAGCGAGAGCGATTGCTACTCGCTTTTTTTATGCAAAAAAACAGGACAACCGAAAAAAGAAAGGAGGTGCATTTTGTGGCTCCCATATTAAATAGAGTGGTGCGTCTGGACAGTTTACCCCTGAACCAGACGTTTTTCACTGAAGAAGGATACCTGATTGACAGACCAATCCTGACAAGTACAGGTATCTTCGAGTATAAAAACAGAGATGGCAGTATCCGTAGAGAATTAAGGCTCCCGGAAGAAGTATTTGATGCAGAAAGCTTGAAATCCTACAAAGGTAAACCTGTTATCATCACGCATAGTGCAGGTTGGGTAACAAAGGATAATGTAGAGCGGCACTGTATCGGTACCATTTTGACGGAAGGATACCGTACAGGGGAAGATGTCAGAGCTGAGATTGTTATCCACGATACTGATAGCATGAAGGCATCGGGACTAAAAGAACTGTCCCTAGGTTATAACCTTGACCTTGATGAAACACCGGGAGAATGGAACGGCGAACCATACGATGCCATTCAGAGAAACATCAGAATTAACCACTTGGCTTTCGTTGGGGATGCCAGAGCTGGTAAGCAGGCACGGCTAAATATTGACAGTCGTGATGAAGAAAATATTTTACAAGGAGGAAAAATCGATATGGCAAAAAGAATCAATACCGATAGTGTTCTTTCTCAGGAAGAATTGGCTGAAGCAATCAAACAGTACAAAGAACGCAGAGCAGCTGCGATTAGTGCAAAAGCGGATGGTGAGGGCGAAGGCGAAGTTAAGCCTACTGAGGAACCTGTAAAATCCACTACGCCCGCAGGCGTTGTTACCGATGGTGATGATGAGCCTGAAGGAACAATCGAAGAAAAGGTACAGCAGATTAAGGAAGATAATGATTCCGAAGATGAACCTAAATCCGTTGAGGATGCAAAGGGTATCATTTCCAGACAGGATGAAAATATGAATATTCTGTTCGATATCATTGATACACTGCTGGCAGAAAGAGATTTCAAATCTACAAAGGCAGATTCCGAGGGTGAGCCTGAATCTGATACCAAAACACCTGATAACACAGATGGTTGTGGTAAGAAAGATGGCGAAGATGAAACTGAAAAGGTTGAAAAACCTAACATGGATGATGAATCTGTAGTTGAAAAGAAAGATGAATCCAGCAAGATTGCCAACATGGATGCAGCGGACTTTGACAGAAAAGTTCGTGAACGTGTAAAACTTGGCATTATCGGTAGACAGTTGAATCTGGATGGTCTGGAAGATATGAATGTCAGAGATGCAAAAATTGCTGTTATTTCTGCAATCAAGCCCGGTATGCGTTTCGATGGCAAGAGTGCTACTTATGTAGATGCTGCGTTCGATATGGCTGTTGCTGAGCAGAAAGCAAGAAGTACAAAAGACACAAGATATCAGGCGAGACAGATGTTCAATAAGGACTCTAAGGAGTCTGTTGGAAAAACTCGTTCTGCCAATGATGCAAGAATGGAAATGATTAACCGCCGTTTGAACAAAAAGGAGGAAAAGTAATATGAGCGCACAGACAAGATATGGTTACTCTACACCTATGGGTGCTGCAGGTGGTATTGTTGATCTGGCACCTTATGTTATTGACACTCGTCTGAATGAAGAAGAAGCGGGTGTAATTAAATTCGGTCTTGGCGTTGTTTGTGGCGAAAAAGCAGGCACAACAATCAAAAAGCCCACACAGGATTCCGATGTGTTTGAAGGGGTCACTGTGAATAACAGAACTACAGAATACGATCTGGAAGGCAAAATTCATGTTCGTAAAGGCGCTGCTATTGGCGTAATGCGTTATGGCAGAGTGTATGGTCTTTTGGCTAAAGACGTAAAACCTAAATATGGTGATTCTGTGTATGTAGTTGCTACTGGCGAAGAAGCCGGCTATTTCACAACAGAAAAATCCGGAAATATCGCTGTAAAAGGACGTTTCCTGAGCGAAACGGACAAGAATGCAAACGTAGCAATGATTGAACTGTTTAATCAGGCAACTATTTAAGAATAGGAGGTAAACTCGAATGAGCAAAAACATGAATTATGACAAAAAGGATGAACTGGCTCTGAGAAACTCTGCTATCCCTGCGGCTGTTATGAACTCCGAAGGTGTACGTTTCGATAGTGCCGAAGATGTATCCGTATTCTTTGCAAGAGAACTGGACCATGTTAAGGCGCAGTCTTATGATGTAGAATACCCCGAACTGACAGCACTGCAGTTGTTTCCCCAAAGTTCTGAAGCGGATGCTGGTGCTGAAACAATCGTATACTATACATACGATAAGCAGGGGCTGGCTAAGGTTATCGACAACTATTCCACAGACCTGCCCAGAGCGGATGTAACTGGCAAACCTTCCTATGCTAAAATTAAGTCTTTGGGTGCATCTTACGGCTACTCTGTACAGGAAATGAGAGCGTCCAGACTGGCTGGCAAATCTCTGGATGTGCGTAAATCCGAATCTGCACGGTATCAGATTGATAGACTGACAAACAAAATCGCATGGGCCGGTGATGATGAATCTGGTCTGATGGGCGTACTTTCCAAGGGTCAGAACATTCCCATGTACACAATCCTGCCTAATGCTTCCGCTAAGACATCTTGGCTGGAAAAAGATGCAGATGAAATTCTGATGGATGTAAACGGTATGCAGAAACAGGTTGCTAAGACAACAAAGAATGTCGAAAGACCTGATACGCTGTGCGTACCTTCTGATGTATACATGGATATTTCCACGAGAAGAATCCCTGATACAACTACAACAGTAAAGGACTTCCTTTTGGAACATGCACCTTACCTGAAGGACATCGTTCCTGCGGCTGAACTGGATGCGGATTCTACAGAAACAAATCCTTATGCAGGCGATGAAGATGGCAAGGGCGTTGCATTCCTGTTTAAAAACGATCCTCGTAAGTTGGCACTGGAAAATCCGATGCCTTTTTACCAGTATCCTGTACAGCCTAAGGACTTGGAAGTTACAGTTCCCTGTGAAGCAAGAACAGCTGGTGTAATCGTATACTACCCTATGTCTGCACTGATTGCTGTAGGCGTATCCTGATATAAGGTCATGCTTTGAATTGCTGAATTGCATGAGTGATTTGGCAATTTGAAATCCATTCTAAAAAGGAGGGTCGCGTATACGGCTCTCCTCTTTCATTGAAGAATAAAATGACGGGCTGCTGAGGGATTGGCGGTGGCAAAAAAATAAAGGAGGTTACAAAAATGGTTATTAAGAATACAAGTGCAAAAATCATCAATATCGGTACAAAGGTTCTGTTGCCCGGAGACACATACAAAGCACCAAAAGCAATCTGCGAAGCAAGTTCTGTTCTGGCACTGGTAAAGACGGGACAGCTTGAAATCATCGAAGAAAAAGCGGCTACGGCAGAGCAGGAATCTAAAGATACACAGCAGAAAACGGAAAATACAGAAAATGTTGATTCTACAGAAAAGAAATCTGCGGATAAGAAACCAAGAGAGAAAAAAGCTGATGAAACAGTAGAAAAATAAGGGGTGTTTTCCATGACAGTCATTGAGATGGTTAGGTTATTTGGCCCAGAGTTTGAATCTGTCAAAGATAATATTTTGGAACAATGGCTTGAGATTGTGAAACCTATGGTAAGCAAAAAGCAATTCGGAGAGTTGTATAATCAGGCACTTGCGCTGCTGGTTTGTCACAAACTGAAGATGGCAGGTCATGGCGAAAATCCTCTTGGCGATATTGGCACAATCGGTGCTGGATTTGCTGTTTCCAGTGTATCTGAAGGCGGCAGCAGCGTTAGTTTTGGCGCAAATCAGAATTCCAACCTCGCAGCGAATGCCGAACTCGGCTTAACGGCTTACGGTGTCCAGTTTCTCCAACTGAGAAGAATGGTCATTATCCCGATTCACTGTAGTGGAGAACAGGAGGCATGGTGATATGGCTTTTCAAATGGAAAATTTAACGCCGGAGGGAAGGAAGTACTTTGAACAGCTTCAGAAATTAACACAACTCGAAGTAAAGGTTGGCTTTCAGTCTGGGGAAGGTGCTTATGAAGATGGTACCGATTTGATTGACGTAGCTTCGTACAACGAATTTGGCGGCTCTGATAGACCTGCCAGACCGTTTATGAAGCAAAGTTTTGAGAATCATGAGAGAGAACTTCATCAGGCAGGACAGATGGTAAATGACGCTTTGGCTGCTGGCAGTAGCGTAGAAGCAGCACTGAACCGTATAGGGGTAGTTGCAAAAGGAATCATTCAAGAAGAAATTCGTGATGGCAGTTTCGCTCCAAATGCGCCATCTACAATTCGACAAAAAGGTTCTGCACAGCCCCTGATTGATACAGGTCAGATGAGACAATCTGTAAACTATGCGATTAAGCATAAGGGGGAGTAAGGTATGAATATTCGCCTGTTTAATAAGAATTACTGGATTCGCCGCTTTGGTGAGCAGAAAATTATCCGCGGTTATGAGTGTTCATCCTATGAAGACTTTGGTATTAGTGCTAATATCCATCCCATGAGTACAGACAAAATTCAGGCTTTACCGGAAGGCGCAAGGCACATGAAATATCTTGAGGGACATGGAGAAACGGAATTGCAATCCGTGAATGAAAATACGCATACCAAAGGAGATCTGCTGTTCTATCAAGGACAGTGGTATGAATGTACGTCCTGCCAACTGTGGGACCATACGGTTCTGGCGCATTTCAATTATCAGTTTGTTTTGGTACCGAGGGATGTTTCAGATACCTATGATTTGTCTGAACCTGAAGGAACTCCCGTTATTCAGCAGGCGAAGGATGGTGTGGGTTTATGAGGTTATCTGAAGCGAAGGAATTGTTCCGCTCTCTCCTGCAGGAATATTTTTCTGGCGCAATCGTGAAATTCGCAAATCAGAGCAGAACGGCAAAATCCGGACTGCCCTTGGTGGTTATCACGCCGGGCAATGTTCGCAGGGATAGAGATGCAGTGATTAGCATCGTGGACGGTGTAACAATCGCAAGTTATCTCTCTCGTGTGGGTATGACTGTGGATTTGTTTACGAAGGGGCTGCCTGTGGTTGACCCCGATACAGGGAAGGCATTTGCTTCGGAAAATACTGCGATGGAAGATGTGCTTTCTCTGATTGATTTTCTGAGTTCCCAACATGTTACCGACTGGTGCAGTAAGCATGATGTATCCATCGGTATAGATGGAGATGCTCAGGATCTGACTGACATTGTAAATGATAACAACTACGATTATCGAGCAAGAGTGTCAGTCTTATTTTATTTTACGCAAAATGCTGTCGGATACGCTGGGGTTCTGGGGGAAGACAGTATCAAGGTACCGGAAGGCATTGATAAAGATGACTGGAAAGATGCAACTATCGATCCAGAATTTAAGCCGTCTTCTACAGGCGGCGGCTCTGAAGAATTGGCTTCGAAAGAAACCGGTTACTTCACAGAAGTAGAAATTAAGGAGGAAAAAGCCAATGAGTAAATATTACGATATGATCGCTACCGTTGATATCGATATTGCATCGCCCATTGTGGATGGCGCTAGCTTTGACAACGTACTCATTATTGGTCCACTGCCTAAAGTTGCCGCCAAAAAGCAGCCGCCAAAGGTGGGGGTATATTCCAGCTTGGATGAGGTGACGGAAGCAGGCTGGGCTATTACGGGAGATACTGATCCGGTTGGTATTGCGGCACAGGTTGCTTTTAGCCAGAGTCCCAGCCCGACAACGGTGTATATTGCACCTATGCAGCTGACAGAAGGCGCGATTGCCGCAGGCAAAGTGATTGAAGCGGTGAATGTGTCCATTGCAAGCAATGTCGGTGTAGATCCGAAACTGAGTGGATGCAGGCTGGCGTATGATGCAAAGGCGCGCATCATTGATTTCAATTTAACCGGTCCGTTATCCAAGGTGAAAAATACTGGTCTGTTTATTATGCTGAACGAGCTTATGGAAAAAGGCTACAAAGCCAGTATTGATGGCAAGCAGGTTACAAATGCTGCCGACCTGAAGGAGATGTCGGTATTCGAGAGGATTTCTAACATGGAAAAGGGTGACACGATTCCGGTGGTTGTAGATGTAACAGCCGCAGATGGTACAGTTGTTCCTTTTGGCATTATCGTTTCTTATCCAAACGAGGAGAATGTCGAAGGACACGCAGTTGCTTTCGATAACGAGGTGTTGACAAATCCTCAGAATGAGCAAGAATCCGCTGTTGAAACCATTCAGAGAGCATTAGCAACTGCAGGCTGGTATGTAGTGTGTCCTGCAGGTGTGGATTCTGAGCAGTATGAAGCGATTGCTGCCTATGTCGAAACGCAAAAGAAGATGTTCTGCTACACAGAAAATGATTTCTTCGGCGCGGGTTCCGATGAGGAAAACAAATCCTACGTTGGAGATGTTTACTTCCGTTCGATTGGTGTTTTCGGTAAAGAAAGCACTGAACAGGAAATTGTGGATATTCCTGCGGCAAACCATTATCTGAATGTGGCTTTTGTAGTGAAATGGCTTGGGTATTCTTCTGGCAGTGAAACTGCTGCATTTAAGGCTCTGGCAGGCGTGTATCCATCTGAACTAACAACCACAGAGATGAATCAGCTGAAAGACGCAGCTATGAATTTCTTTGTGAAGGTTGGCAACAAGAACATTACAATTAACGGCATGACCAGAGCCGGCGAGTGGTGTGACGTTATCAGGTTCCGCGACTGGCTGCAGAATGATATGCAGCTGAGGGTGGTAAATCTGTTTGTGCAGAATCCGAAGATTCCGTACACAGATAACGGGATTGCACTGGTGCAGAATCAGATGATTGCATCTCTGAAGGCTGGACAGGCTGCAGGTGGTATTGCGGAAGAAGAATACGATGCAGACGGGAATAAGATTCCCGGCTTTGAAACTTCTGTACCTATTGCCGCCAATCTAACAGCAGCAGAAAAGGCATCCCGAAAGCTGAAAAACTGCAAATTCAAAGCGAGACTGGCTGGTGCGATTCATTTCGCAGAAATCAAAGGCAGCCTGACATACGAATTGTAAGGAAGGAGGAATGAAGCATGGGAAAGGTATCGACCTATAGCCCGAAGCAGGTAACTGTTGCACTTGGTAATCATATTGTTAGCGGTTACGCCGAGGATAGCTTTGTCAGCATTGAACCTAGCGGCGATGGTATTACCAAGAAGGTTGGCTGTGATGGCGAAATTGTCAGAAGCGTCAGCCCTGATGATACATTCACGGTAAAGCTGACTGTTTTGCAGACTTCGGATACAAACTCCTACCTGCAGAACTGCCTTGCGCGAGATATGAAAAATGGCGAAGGCATGTTTCCTATTCTGATTAAGGATTTAAAAGGCGGTCTGGTATTCAGCGCGGAAGCTGCATGGGCTACAAAATCTGCATCTCGTGGATTTGGCAAAGAAGCATCTAACCGTGAGTGGGAAATTCATACGGGTAATGCAGAACTGAATGAATAAAAAAGGAAAAGGGACTTTCGTTTATCGAACGATGGTCCCTTGTTCAATAAATGAAATAATCTGAGGGGGTTATTGGACATGAAACAAATGAAGAGGATTGAAAAGAAAATCGGGAACTGTACGTTCTATCTGAAGCCTTTTCCTGCCTTTACAGCAGCCAATATCAGCGGGGATTTATCGGCACTGCTATTACCTATGCTTGGTGCTTTAGTTCCTGCATTTGCTGCGGCTATGCAGAAAAATGGCACAAAAAACTTCATGGATGTAAATATCGAGGATTTTTCCATGGAGTCCGCTGTTCCGGCGTTGTCTAAGGTAATGTCTGGAATGACAGGCGCACAGGTGGAACGGTTTATGAAAAAGCTACTGATTGAGCATGAGAATATTTCGGTAGAATGTGCAGAAGAAGATATTGGTGTACAGATTTTAGATATGGATACAGCAAATGAAATTTTCTGCGGCAATCTACAGGATATGTATATCCTCTGCTATGAGGTAATTAAACTGAATTTCAGTGGTTTTTTCAAGAATCTCGGAACCCAATTTGGCGATCAAATCTTAGCGCAGACGAAGGAACCGAGTACAGAAAATACGGAGAACTTGATGTAAATCAATTCACTGAATTGGAAATGAGGATGTATGTTCTCATAAAATCCAGATTGGCATCGAAATACGAGTTAGAAACGGTGTACACTCTGGATGAAGCATTGAAATTATATGCTTTACATCAGATGGACATGGATATTGAGAGAGGTCATGCAGAAGAAATGAAAAGTCAGATAGAGCATTAAAGGGGTCGAAATCGACTCCTTTTATTGTTTGATTGCATAAGGTAGGTGGAACAAGATGACGTTAGCTGAATTCGTCAACGTAATCGGCTTTAAAGTGGATCAGAGTAGCGTGAATGCTGTCAATAGCACAATGTCTGATATTAAAGGTAAGGCTGCGAATCTGCTTGGGAAAATCGGCATCGGTCTATCTGTTGCAGGCATGGGTGTTGCCATCAAACAATGTATTGCGCTTGCATCTGAAGCAGAGGAAATGCAGAACAAATTCGATACTGTATTTTCCGGCATGACTGATACAGTTGAAGAATGGGCACAGAAATATGCTGACAGCATTGGTCGAAGCACGAATGATGTTAAGACATATTTGGCGGATGCGCAGAACCTGATGGTAGGTTTCATGGGACCGGAGAATAGACAAGCTGCGTATGAGATGAGTAAAAACATGACTACGCTGGCTATGGATCTGGCATCCTTCTCAAACATCGATGAAGGAATTGCGATTAACGCAATGCAAAAGGCGGTAATGGGCGAAACCGAGTCGGCAAAAACGCTGGGTGCAGTTCTGACAGATGTTACCAGAGCGCAGGCTATGGAAACGCTTGGTCTGAAAGGGAAGTATGAAGCACTGGACCAGGTTCAGAAAATGCAGGTCAACTACCAGGCAATCTTGCAGCAATCTCCGGATGCTATCGGTGACTGTGAGAGAAGTATAAACTCCTATCGCAGCACCTTGATTTCGTTTCAGGCGAAGCTGACGGAGATTAAAACTTTGGTAGGGCAGTTCTTTATGCCGGCTGCGCAGAAGGTTATAAAATTCGGGGCGTGGCTGCTTACATTTGCCAGAAATGCAGTGATGCGATTGAACCAGTTTGCTGATTCGGTCGGCGGTTCCGAGAGAATCTTAGCTGTCTTAGCTGCTACATTTGCATTGTTTTTTGCATACCAGAAATGGAATACTATGATTGCCGGAGCGAAAGGTGTTTTAACCCTTTTGAAGGGATTGAACGTCCAGACAATGCTCTTGTTTGCTAAATTCCTGTTACTTGCTTTGATTGTCGATGATCTGATTGCATTCGTGCAGGGCAGAGATAGTTTGTTTGGCACTTTGCTTGAAAAAGCCGGTGTTGATACGGATGCACTGCGGGACAAAATAAAAGCCGCAGGCAAGTACATAAAAGAAACCTTTAAGAGTCTCGGCGAGAACCGAGGCTTTTTGAAAATTCTCGGTATTGCTGCAGGGTCTATCATGGGGATTCTGACAGCGGCAAAGGCGGCTTCTTCTGCAACGAAAATCTTTAAGCTGATATCCGGTGCTGTGAAGGGTGTTGGTACGGCTATTGGTTTCTTAGCTAGTCCGGTTGGTATTGCCATCATGGTTATTGCGGCGTTGGTCGCAGTCGGTGTTTTGTTGTATAAGAACTGGGATAAGATTAAGGCAAAGGCATCTGAACTGTACCAGAGAGGATCTGAAGCATTCCAGAATCTGCAAACGGCAATCACTGAAAAAGCAAATGCTATCCGAGACAAAGGCAATGCTGCATTTAGCAATCTTGTGGAAGGAATTAAATCGAAATGCGGCGGTATCCGAGATACGGTTGTGAATGGTTTTGAAGCAGCGGTTGCCTATATTACATCTCTGCCATCCAGAGCGTTTACTTGGGGTTCTGATATTATCAGTAATATTGTAAACGGCATTACGAGTGGTATCGACCGTGTGAAAGCAGCTGCATCCAATATCGCATCTACAATCAAATCGTTTATTGGGTTCTCTGTTCCAGAAACAGGCCCGTTGAGCAATTTTGAAACCTATATGCCGGATATGATTGACCTGTTAGTGCAGGGCATTACAAATGGCGAAGGACCGGTAGGTGCTGCGATTTCTAAATTGACAGCAAATATGAGTAGCCTTATCAGTTCCGGAACGGTGAGCGCAGCGACCAGAAGCGGTGTTTATAATAGCACATCCAACAGAAGCGTAACGCAAAATGTAAGCTTCAGAAATACGTTCAATGGTGAGCCAGCAGTGCAGAAAAATGCTTCCAAGGTAATGAATCAAGCATCCCATGATACAACCGCAGAGTTGGCTAGAGGATTGGCTTTCACGAGGTAGGTGAGAAGATATGCTGGCAAAACAGCCCGTAACTGTAAATGGAATTGAATTTGATGCGCTCATCAGTCAGGATTTGACGTTTGAAGCCACAACGCCTGAATATGCTGTGGAGAAGGGATTTACTGTCAGTGATGCTGTTATCAAAAATGCGGAACAGCTCAGCATGGTGCTGTATCTGACTCCAACGCCTGTCACATGGTATAAAAAGCATGGCGGCGGTCAGGAGAGGGTAAATGCTGTAATTGAGCAGCTGCAGGAATTGTATTTTAAGGCAGAACCTGTAGAGGTAGTAACCTCGGAAACCGTGTTTAGCAATATGGCTATCATAAATATCTCATTCTCTAAGACGGTTGAAGCAGGATACGCGATGGAGATTCCGATTACGTTCAAGAAAATCAGAATCACAGAAGCGAAAACAACAACGATTCCAGCAAGCTACGGAAAGAGTGGGAAGACGAAAGCGTCTGCCGGCAATGCAAATAAATCTTCCGGAACGAGTAAGGCTTCAGAAAGCAGTAATAGTAATAGTAGCGGTAGTGGCAGTAGCGGTAGCAGCAGTTCAAGTTCAAAATCGAGCAGTAGCAGTGGGAAAAGCAATAAATCTTCGATTTTGTATGGTTTGGGGAAAAAGGCAGGTCTGATATGATGGATGAGCAGGGGTGGTTAGAATGGAGTACACTATAATTGAGGTGCCTGATATGAATGACAGCGTGTCTCGCATTGTTTTGAATGATACGGTCTATTTCATACGATTCACCTATAATGATACTGCTGATTACTGGAAGGTCAGCCTGTATGATGCACAGAATGAGCCGATTGTTCTGGGTATTAAAATCGTACCCAGGTTTCCGCTAAATACATTCTATCCGGTCAGCAAGTTGCCGGATGGGATTTTCGGCGTGATTACTCAACTGGATCATGTGGGTAGAAATGATTTTGTTGAGGACAAAGCGCAATTTATTTTTTGCTCTCTGGAAGAATAATTTTTCTGAAATATGGTGTTTTTGGGACAGTCTGCGGACAGTCCTTGGACAATCTGCGGACAATCTTCGGAGATTCCATTGGATATTTCAGAAAAAAGTGGAAATGCCGTAAAATGCCTAAAAATCAATGTTTTCTGGTATTTTGATGCGCTTTTGTCCATCGGATAGTCTGCGGACATTCCATTGGACAGTCCGAAGGGGTGTCCATTTGTAAATCCTGCTGAAAACGAAAAAATTGCAAAAATGATCTGATTTTTGTAAATTACGATTCTGCAAGTGAAAAATTCGTGAAAATAGCAAAAGTGCGGAAAATGCTTAAAAATCAAGGTTTTCTGAGTGGGGCTGAATTTTGTCTGCGGACATTCCATTGGACAATCGGAAGGAAATCCGCGAGTAACCGTAACCGTAACCATATATTATTTAATAAATTAAATAATATATATATGCTTTTCGTGTTCTGACAAACACAAAAAGCGTTTTTATTTTTCTGCCAGAGAATGGAGGGATAAAATGCAAAGTCTGAATAATTTTGACAGGCAATATCGTTTGTCTGTCGGAAAGGCAGGAGGCACCGGATTTGAAATCGGAGATGGTGATACTCCACTGCATGTCAATTTCTCCATCCAGAAAAGCGATCTGGAGACACAGAATACGGCAAAGGTAACTGTCTGGAATCTGAATAAGCAGCATAGAGCAGCCTTAAATCAAAAAGATTGTGTTGTAGCCTTGAAAGCCGGATACGGGAATAGGCTGTCCCTTATCTTTTCCGGTATCGTCAGCTTTGCATCCACAACGATGGATAGTGCCGATCAGAAAACGGATATTGAGGTTGTGGATAACCTTGTGCAGATTCGGGACACATACGTTTCCGTTTCGTACCGAGGTGCGGTAAGCTGGCGGACCATTTTTGATGAAATTGCAAATCAGATGGGCGTGGCAATCGCATATTCGTACAATGCAAAGTTTGTTGATATCCAGAATGGCTTCAGCTATGTGGGGTTAGCAAAGAATATCCTGAAAAAAGGGTGTGACTGCTGTGGATTGAGTTGGTCTTTGCAGAATGGCGTTCTGCAGATTAAGAAACCGGGCGATGTTATGTCCAAGCAGGTATATTTGCTCAATGCTGACAGTGGTCTGATCGGGTATCCGGAGAGGGTAGTCATTGAAGACTCCGAATCGAGTGGGAAAAAGCAGTATGGCTGGGATGTAAGTTATTTCCTGAACGGCGCAATCCAAATTGATGATTTTGTAAAGTTGGAGAGCAAAGAAGTTACCGGATATTTTCGAGTGTATTCGATTTCCATTGACGGCGACAATGTTACCGGTGACTGGATGTGTAAAACGCGCCTGTTGGAGGTGAAAGCATAATGCTACAGGAATTTGTAGAGCAGCTTGGGAAAAATACAGAGAGTGCGATTCGTGAGATACATACTGCAATGCCTGGCAAAGTAATTGCTTTTGATTCTGCAAAAGGCACAGCATCGGTGCAGCCTGTAATGAAATTTAAGAAGCCGGACGGAGAGATGATTGACTATCCGCAACTGACAGGCGTTCCGGTAGTATTTCCGCAGGCTCTTTCGCAGCAGGCAACGATAGCATACCCGGTGAAAGAAGGGGATGGCTGTCTTATCATTGTTGCGGAGCAGTCGATTGACTACTGGATGTACGGTCAGGAAACGAACACAGACCTTGCATTTGATTTGACGAATGCAATCTGCATCCCCGGACTATTCCGGCAACCAAGTGCTCTGGTTCAGGAGGCTTGTCGGAAAAATGCGATTATCATTGGTGTGCAGGAAACAAAACTTTCGGTCGGTCAGGGATACATTGAGATATCGGCCCCGGAGGTTCGTATGAGCGGCAATCTGACTGTTTCCGGAAATATTGATTCCGGCGGCAATTTGTCAGCGGTCGGTGCTGTTTCTGCCGGTGGCAGTGCGGAAATTGGCGGTAGTGTATCAGTTGGCGGAGGTGTATCGGCAAATGGGGATGTAACAGCCGGCAGCGTTAGCCTGAAAAACCACACGCATAGAGATGGACGCAACGATGTAACAACAACACCGCTGTAACACGCCTGTATTTACACTTCCTTGTCCGCACAAATGATTTTTATATTCTGGACAATCAATTCTCCAATCAAATAATAAAAACGCTTAAAATGGAAAATACAGGGTCATACAAAAAGGCTTTTTGGGAGGGATGCTCTTTGACAGATATAATGCTGAATACGAATGGCGATATTGCGATTTCTGACACAGGAGATATTTCCCTCACAGAAAGCGTGCGCCAAGCAATTTTGGTACGTTTGAGATGGATTTACAGAGAATGGCGGCTCGGACCAGAATATGGTTTTCGCTGGTTTGAGGAAGTGTTTGTAAAAAATCCGAATGAGGTGAAAATCAGGCACTTGATTCGAGAGGAAATCCTATCTGTGGACGAAGTGGTGTCTGCGCGGATTCTTTCCTACACGTTTGACCGGAAAAGAAGAAGTGCAACCGTAGTTTATGAAGTGAGTACAAGCGAAGAAACGTTTCGTGAGGAGGTGACATTGCATGAGTGAGTATGGGGTAACGCCGAATGGCCCGAATATCAAAAGGCTGGATACCATCATTGATGAAATTCATGCAGATCTGTCAGAGGGTTGGGGAAAGAACACAAAGCAGAATCCGAAATCCCTGCTGAACCATTTAATCACGAATTTCGCCGATAAGATTGCTGAGTTGTGGGAGTTCGGCGAGGATGTATATTACAGTATGTATCCTGCCAGCGCGGAAGGAATCAGTCTGGATAACGCAGCGCAGTACGGCGGCTCCACGAGAGAACCGGCGGCTAAATCGTATTATCCGATTCATTGCACCGGCAGAGATGGGTTGACCTTGGATGAGGGTACGATGATTGCATCTGACACGAATCCTGCGATTTATCTGTCGCTGACCGCACCAAGAGAATTAAGCCGAACATCCTGCAATCAGGTAGCAATAAAAGTCGCATCTGCAGAGGGAAACGAGGTGTACACCGTAGCCATCAATGGTACGGTGTTTTCTTATGCCGAAAATTCAGCAGAGCCGCTGGTTATCCTGCGAGGATTGGCGGAAAAGATTAAGGGCATTGATTTCAAGGCAGAGATTGACGAAGAGAATGAAGTTATGACGTTGAAAGCAGACGATTTGGTTTCGCAGAATGATTTGGTTTTATCCGAAAATCTCACCACAGAAACAGTAACCTGCGTTATTACGTTTGGCACGATGGATACGGGAGATATTCTGCTGCCGGATGGCGTGATTACGGAAATTGTAAAGGCGGATGCAGGGTTGCTGAGTGTCAATAACCAGTGTGGATATATCGCCGGGAGGGATGAAGAAACCGATACGGAGTTTCGACAGTCTTACGCAGATAAAATTTTCACACGTTCCTCCAGAATGCTTGAAAGCATCCGCTCTGCAATTTTAACGAATGTACAGGGGGTTCTGAGCGTTGCGCCGTATGAGAATCCATCCCATGAATGGGACGATTTCGGCAGACCGCCGCATAGCATCGAGATTGTTGTAGACGGCGGTGATCCGGCGGAAATCGCAGAACAAATTCTGAAAGAAAAAGCCGGTGGCATCAATACTTTTGGTGATGTAGCAGTTAGCCTTGCAGGGAAATACGATGAAGATATTACGATCAGATTCAATCGACCGACCAAGGTTTACACATGGTTTCATATTGCAATCACGCTCCGAAAGAATGAAGGGATTCCGCCAAACTATGTTGATTTGCTGAGAGAAGTGATTCTGAGCAATACAGAAAAATTGAACGCTGGGGATGATGTGATTCCGCAGGAGTTCATGTCCGAGCTTTACAATGCTTGCTCTGGGATTAGCTATATCGACATTAGCATGTTTGCAACGGCTGACGCGGGAGCAGAACCGGAAACGTATCCAAGCAGATCGGTTGAAATCACAGCAAGACAGCGTGCGTATACTACCGAATCAATGATAGAGGTGGTTATTGATGGCTGATTTCATGAAAGACTTGAGAGAAGATTTGCTGGAACAGTTCCGGGGAAAAGAAAACATCGATGTTCTCATACGGGCATTGGGACGGCAGTTGCAGGATGTCTTTGATTTCTATGAGCAGCTGCGCTTGGACAGAGGAGTAAAAACGGCGGTCGGCAAGCAACTGGACGGTGTTGGTGATATTGCGGTATTGAGCAGAATGGAAGCTGGTAAATTAGCCGGAAACCCGATTCCGTTTAATATTCTCGATGATGAAACCTACAGGCAGTACCTGATTTTTAAAATTTTGAAAAATAACTGCGACTGTACCTATTGGGACATTATCAAGGCGTTCAGCATGTTTTGGGAAAGACCGCTTTACTACAGGGAGGATCCGGAACAGCCGGCAACCATGATTTTCGATACCGGAGAAATGCAGGGATTGGTTGATACCAGACCACTGTTCCGCACACCATTGCTCAGGGCTGCAGGGGTTACGCTGAAAATCTATGCCAGAACATCCACGCCGATGAATGTTGCGGTTCTGCATATTCTGAGTGGGTTAGGCTATGCAGTTACGGTATCCACGCATCCCATCATTGAAAGGAATTATGACTTCCGAGGAAAGCTGCATATCGGTTCTGTCAATCAAGGCATTACGGAAGATACGATTCCGAATGTGGAGCCTGAATATGATTTTGATGGGAAGTTATATGTCGGAGCGCAGAACCAGAGCATTATGCAGGGGTCTTTGCCGGATATCGAAAGGGATATTCCTTTACAGACATCCATTGATACCGGAAGCGTTGTAAGCAGTGTTATGGAAACGCCCTTGGGAGATATCACACATTTCAAATAAATCTGAAAGCAGAAGGAGGAACCTCACACATGAGTTATTACGGAGGAACGATTACTGTTCTTGGCCGAGATTTAATTACGAGCCTTGTAGCAGGTGAAACAATCGAATTTACCCGAATCCTTGTTGGTAAGGGCAGTATGCCGGAAGGCGTTGAACCGATTGATATGACTGAGTTGGTTGAGCCTGTGGCAGAGGGTGCTTCGACAGTCCCCGTGGTTGATAATGGCGTAATCACGATGACTGTTGAATACCGCAACGATATGAATGGCGGTCTGAAGGATGGCTTCTGGTTGCGAGAGTTTGGCGTTTTTGCCAAAACAGAAAACAGCGAGGAAGTGCTACTCTATTATGCAACACTGGGTGACAGCCCTCAGCCTGTAAACGCATATCAGGACAACAGAATTGATATCAGACGATATCCCATTACGATTTCCCTGGCATTGGAAGCAAATGTTCAGGTTGTGTATAACCCCGGTGCATTCATCACCGCAGGCGAAGCACAAGAACTGATTGATGCCATGGTAAATGATGCAGTAGGCAATGTTGTAAAAGATGCTGCATCCGCAATTATTACGACCATCACGATTCCTGCAGATGCTTGGCAGAAACGGGAATTTGATGATAAGAGCAACCAAACCTATTCTGACGAATATGTTTATTTCGTTGATGTGGAGATTGATGGGTGCATGGAGACGATGTTCCCCACGGTTGCTCTGGATAAATCTTCTCTTGAACCGGCTGGAAAGGCAGGCTTATGTCCGACCGCACAATCGCTTTCCGGCAGTATTCGTTTTTGGGCGAAAAAAGCACCCGAATCTGCTCTGGAAGCTACGGTGGCATTGCTTGGCGAATCCATTAAACCCGGTTCGGGAGGAGGCTCTTA